AATAAGACCTGTGGCATACAGTGATAGCAAGAAAATCGGGCATCTCCCGCTGATGATTTTGACAAAAGATATGGTACGCCGTTTCTAGTCGGCAACCGCTAGTCTGGTAGAGGGTGTGGAAGGCGCGCACGAAACATCTGTCTGGACTATTCGGGCAAGGGCATTAGGTGCAACGTACCGCCAATTCAAAATTATGCCTGACAAACACGGATGCTTCACAACAAATGAAATCCATTACATCAACGACTGTAAGGAAAGAATACTAAAAGAGTATGACAACGGCGTAAGGAAATACGGCACAGACATAGCCCGTAATGGGCTGAGAAAGGCGCTGGACGAGGTTTTAAGGCAAGAGCATAGGGAAGCCGTGGGGCGGCAGTTTTGGGAGGGGAAATAGATGGACAGACGATCATTTTTAACAACGACCGTGGGAGCGATTGCCGGACTTGCATTAGCGGGCAAGGCTGTCGCGTCAGTCGCGCCGAAAACTTGTGTCTTGTACGGTGACGGTAAGCACGATGATACGGAAGCGTTGCAAGCGTGGGCTGATGGTAAGCACGTTATAAGCGCTGGCTACCCGGTCATTGTCACGCCAACCGAAATTTCAAATGCCGACTTCCGAATGGGTAGAACGGTGACGATGGATCGGGCAGCGACAATGCGTCTGACCAATTGCCAATTTCAGGCGACGAAAGAGTTACGAGATGGGCAACCGATGTTCGATCTGAAAGACAACGACCAGATGTATGTTTTCTATACTGGGTGCGCATTTAATAGCTGGAATCATAAAGGACATTCGCCGTACATCAGAATGGACAGCCAGAAGGCGGCTTATAACTGGAATTACTACGCATAAATGCTAAATGAATCCACCATATCACAAGCACGTAATGCCATCTTGTCAAGAAACGAGACGGTAGCTAAAGCATTTGTGAATAGAACAGAGGACGGAATATTTATGGCGGTGGGTAAGGAGATAAGCACTGCATCGCTAAATGATCTTGACGCAAAATGGCTAGGCTACGAATGGTTAGCTAACTCCAAGATGTTTGACCCTGAGAACGTACAAAAGCAGTACAGGGAAGTGAACGAAGCTGTTTGATAATTTATGCCAAAGAGGGATGACGTTTGAATGAGAGGGGAATATGGCAAAACCAGAAATATTAAACATCCAATTGTATTTGGTGCGAGGAAGATGGCTATGTGGCAAGGACTCCAGATAAGCTAATCGCAGTTTGGGGCGAAACGCCTCTTCAGGCTCTACAGGCATTTGGTAAAGAGCTTCAACCACTTTTGGAATGTTCGGGATTAATTGCGATGGCTCAAGATCAAAACCCTAATGAATGACCGACAAAACAAAAGCCATACTACTTATACCTGCCCTGTTACTAATAACAGCAATATTACTTTGGGCGGGAATAAAGGTGTGGCTAATGATCGCAGAGACGTAGCTACTTACAGTGACCGCATTGCGAAGATGAAAATAAGAACGTGTAGCTGTGGCGATAAACTGCGAGGCAAACAGGAAATATGCAATGACTGCATCAACGAAACTTTCCTGAATAACCTATGACCATATCCCTAGAAGGAAAATGGAAAAACCTACGCAACCTAGTATCTCAATTAGAAGAGCAGGGATGGACGGGTGGTTAGTTGCGAGGGGGATGAAAATTTTCGGTACACGACCTGCGTATTGGAATGGCATACAGTAAAGCCAAATTAGAGAAGCAAGCACTCGACGCTATCAAGGCTCACAATATCAAATTTGTGACGCACTTGACGGCGTTTCTGCCTTGCTCGACATCAACGCTGTACGATCTTGGACTGGAAAAATCGGAAGCTATAAAAAAGGCGATAGAAACTAATCGGGCATCAGCGAAAGTAAAAGCCTTGAATCGGTGGGAATCCAGCGAGAATCCAACGCTTGAGGTTGCGTTCTACAAACTCATTGGGGATGACGATGAAGTTGAACGTCTGAACGGATCACGACAAAAGCTAGAGCATACAGGTAAAGACGGCAATCCGATTCAAACAGAAACGAAGCACGACCTGTCGAAGCTGACCAGTGAACAGTTAAAAGCCTTAAAGGAGATTAAATCAACCCTTGCCACTTGATGGACTCGCATTCACGCTTGAGGAAATCGAAGCCGAGCAGCAACGGCGGGCGAATAATAGTCTGCGAGAGTTTATCGACGTGGCAAATCCACGGTTTCAGTTTTATGACCATTGCAATCTATTAGCTGATGTCCTTGAGCGCGTAGCATCCGGCGAACTAAAACGCCTGATGATATTCCTACCGCCAAGACATTCAAAGAGTGAACTGGTATCAAGGCTATTCTCAGCGTATTACCTGAAAAAGAATCCCACGCATTTTGTCGGTATCAATTCATACGCCGCTGACTTGGCATTCACGCTATCGAGAGCCGCAAGACAGAATTACGTAGCGTGTGGCGGTGAAGTAAAAGACGATGCTGGTGCGGTCAAACATTGGGAGACATTACAAGGCGGCGGTATGTGGGCGGCTGGTGTTGGCGGTCCGATAACTGGTAAGGGATTTCATTTAGGGATTATTGACGATCCGATAAAGAACGCCAAAGAGGCATCATCAGAGGTTATCCGCGAGGCTCACAAAGAATGGTACAAAACAACATTCTACACACGCGAAGAGCCGAATGCTGCAATCGTCATTATCCAAACACGCTGGCACGAAGATGACCTTGCCGGATGGTTGCTATCAGAAGAAGAGAACGAAGAGGAAAACGGCGACGGTGTAGAGAATTGGCACATTGTATGCTTACCCGCATTTGCTGAAGAGCTTCCATCGTTCCCTGAATCCTGTACGGTCGAGCCTGACCCGCGAGAAGAGGGCGAGGCATTATGCCGCGAACGATACGACGAAGAGAAGTTAAGGAAAAAGCGTGCAAAAGGCGCTCATAGTTTCGATGCCCTCTACCAGCAGCGTCCATCAGCAAAAGAAGGCTCATTCTTTCACGTTGACTTAATGGAAATCGTTCCAGCCGCGCCAACTAACGGACGCAGAGCAAGAGGCTGGGACAAAGCGGGAACGGCTGGTGGTGGTGATTACACAGCCGGAATCAAAATGAGCAAAGGCGATGACGGCTTGTTCTATATCGAGGATGTGAGACGCGGGCAATGGGATACGGCAACCCGTGATAGAAATATCAGGCAAACAGCAGAACTGGATGGAATATCAGTCAAACAAATTGGCGAACAAGAACCGGGATCGGGCGGGCTTGAATCTGCGCAGAACTTCATTAGATTGCTCGCAGGGTTCTCAGTATCAACGGAACGCTCCACGGCTAATAAACAGGAACGCGCTGATCCGTTTTCGTCACAGGTCAATGCTGGCAATGTGCGAATAGTAAAGGGCGAGTGGAATAAGTACTTCATCGAGGAACTTAGACAATTTCCGCAAGGTAAGCACGATGACCAAGTAGACGCATCAAGCCTTGCATTCAACCTGCTAAACAAAGGCGGTTCAGGAACAATGACCTTCGACCATTGGGTATAAATTATGGCTAAATCAACTCTCGCAAAATCAGAAACCGACCCAAACAGCAGCGGCTATAAGTGCGCTCAATGGATGTCACAGGCTAAATCGTGGGAACTTATGAGCGATCTATGGGAATCGCCTATGTACGTTCGCGGTAAGGGCGAGAAGTACCTGCGAAAGAACCCACAGGAAAGCCCTAAGAAATACGAGCAGCGGCTAGATAACTCTGTACCACAGGGAAAGCTAAGAGAGTGCATCGAGACGATGGCAGGGATGGTGTTCAAAGATAATCCCGCGCCTGAGCAAGCACCGACTGCATTAGCTGATCTGTTTAAGGATATTGATGCTAGAGGTAATTCCTTGCATTCATTCTTACAGCAGTCTTTTGCTAAGTTTCTGCGAGATGGAGGCGGTGCTATCCACGTTAACGCAACTAAGCTATCAGATTCCGCAAGAGAGAAAGTAGCTAACGGTGAGAAGCTAACAGCGGCTGATAGACAGGGCGACCGACCATTTTGGACTTGGGTAGAAGCAAAGGAAATGATCGGCTACCGCGAAGATAATTCCAGCGGTGTAGTTAAACCATTACAAATCGTCATACAGCGTAACGAGATAATTCCTGATGGATTATACGGCGAAGCTGAGATTCTTAGAAACTACATCTTTAGGTCTGATGGTTCGTTTGCTGTCGAGTATTGGGATTCTAAAACAGGCGCTTGGTTAGCTGATCCTGATATGCCTGAAGGTAACACGGGGCAGAATGAGATAACGATAGCACTGGCAGCAGAGTACGGTTCAGCGCCTCCGTTAGAAACGCTGGCAATGAATGACCTCTTGTTCTACAACAAGGAATCTGACTTTGACGATTGGTGTCATAATGCCTGCGTTCCTGAGCGAATATATAACTTTGACAGCGACAGCGATGCGCAGAAGTGGAAAGACCAACTAAAAAACTCAGCATCGACCGCAAGGGCAATGTGGGGACAGTACGCTAAGGCTTACTTCAATGAGGTAAGCGGTAGCGGAATGGAAGTAGTCGAAAGACGCATTGCTGGGATCGCTGAACGCATCGCACGGCTAGGCGTTGGAATGCTCGCACCTACCGAAGCATCACCTAAGACTGCATCTGAGGTCATCGACACAGCCGGACAGCGCCAATCTAAGTTAGCTTGGTATGCAAGAGAGTTTGAGAACTGTGTAGAGAAAGCCTTTTATTTTACTCAGTTATACCAAAAGAACATCAGCGGCGCGGCTATCGAAGTAACTGACTCGACCACGCTGAAACTAAAGATGGACTTCGACAGGCTTACGTTCACGCCTCAGAAGTTACAGGTATTCAAAGACCTTGTAGCGGACGGCAATATGAGCCTGCTCACTTTCTGGGAACTGGTTGAGAAGTCAGAGGAAATGCCTAACGGCTGGACACCACAGAAAGAAATAGAAAGACGGCGAAAAGAAAGAGAAGAAGCGGCAAGCCTCGACCCAGTGCTTAACGCTATGGAAATGCCGAATCAGTTACAGGATCAACAGGTAGGAGCGGTAAATGGCTGAACTAAACTTCAAAGTAGTCCCTGAATTTATGCAGGACGTAATAAGGGGCGAGCATAACTTAGAGAGCGATAAGCTAGCATTCTCGCTTACACCAATGGCAGATACCATAGGTTCCACGCCCTATCCAGTTAAATCGAAACTGGTAGAAGATGGCACGAAAATAGAACTATGGCTAGACCCTGTGACGATCAGCACAACATCTGCCCCGTTCAGGTACATCGCATTACACAACACCAAGAACAAGAAACTTATCGGTTACGCAGACAGAGGAACAATTCTAAAGGATGTTGTGACTCTCACTATCAGCTTCAAACAGGCTATCTGGACTTACAAAGGAGACTAATTAAATGAGCTTTTCAAATGCTACTGAGACAACCATTGCAGCCAAGCTATTTACAGCCACTGCTATTTCGTGGGATTCGGCAACGGAACTAGATATTCACTTGCATACAGCAGACCCAGGCGAGGGCGGTAACTCATCTACCAGTGAGGCTACTTATACAAGCTACGCACCAGTGACAGTGAATAGAAGCACGGCTGATTGGACAGTATCGGGCAACACTACGACGAACGATAACTTGATTCAGTTCCCTCAGTGTACGGGTAGTACTAATACTATTACGCACGTATCAATCACGCCTGAAGGCTCGACAGAGATTATTGTTAGCGGTGCATTGTCGGCTAGTTTGTCGGTTAGTAATGGTATACAGCCGCAATTTTCAAGTTCTAGCCTCAGTATCGTTCTTGACTGATACAGCTATGACTAGGATTTACTGCAAACAATGCGAATTAGCCGTAATCGTCATAGACGGCGAAATAATAAAGGCGTGTCACTGCGATGCCGCCATAATTGCCGAATTAAAAGCGGATATAGAAGCTGGAGCAAGACTTGATACATAAGGACATCATAGACGCAGACCTAGAGGGACGATCACGCCGATACACTTGGCGTAAGACTCCCTCACAAACAACTACGGCTGGGCTGTGGTTTGATTTGTGTATGTCGCCGGGCAATCCTGTGCCTAAGTATTGGTTTGATGCGCCTGCATTGATAGCTAAGACGATCTCGCAATCACAGGATGGCGGTATATTCCACGGGGCTAATACGTCACCGCAAACACAGTATCTGCGATTGATGACCACAATGGCATCAGCGGCTACGGCACTGCCGTTAACGTTCTATGTGTGTGATTACCTTTTGTACTATCCCGTAGTAGATGACTCTGTACTTGACCCGCAGGTGATGGATAACACCGTCACCTTGCCAAGATACACAGACGGCGTTGGCGTTCAAGCTATTGCTGTATCAGTAGCAGGTAGAACGGGCGGGCAGTCATTCTATTTCACTTATACGAATAGTGACGGTGTGTCAGGCAGGACATCGGCAACGGTGGTACAGAATAGCTCAGCCGCGTTAGGCACTATCGTTACGAGTTCCACCGCTACTGCTAACAGTTCAGGTAATCCATTCATCGGGCTACAGTCGGGGGATTCAGGCATCAGGTCAATAGATTCTGTGGTAATGCTCGGCGGTGACGTGGGGCTGTTTACTTTGATACTGGTCAAGCCTCTTGCACAGACCGCTATCAAGGAAATAACAGCGCCTTATGAAAAGGATTTTTTAGTACACGACTCGATACTTCCTGCTGTAGAGGATGACGCATATTTAGGAATGTTGTGCCTGCCACAAGGTACGCTGGCGGCAACGGTATTGATGGGCGATATAAAAGTTATTTGGACATAGGAGATAAACAATGGGCTTTTCAAGCAACGATCAGTTAATCAGCGCGTTATCTAACGGGCAATCATTCAAATCATCGTGGGGTAAGCTATTTAACCCTACTACAGCAGCCGTTGCTAATGAATGGCACACATTGTTCAGGGGCGCTGGTAATCCGCCTGCTGATGCTCTGTTTAATACAGGTTCGGCACTTACATTTCAGCCGGTAAAGGACACGACTACAAGTGCATCATCTATCCAGCACGGGGGCAACGTTCAGCCAACATATACGAAGCATCTGCTGTCGGGGTCGGCTGTATCAGCTGCTGCCACGGTAGTGCCCGGCACGCTTGCCCTTGTCGATGTGGTTGGCTTCTACCGCGTAACCGCTGTAACGACCACTTCAGCACAGGCTACGACCAACACGCTAGGGCAGTCTGATACTTTCACGGCTGACGCTGGAACGGATGTTATTACGTGGACTTCTACCGCTAACATTCCCTCGAATCTGCTGCTAGGCACAAGGATGCGGTTTACGACCACTACGACTCTGCCTGCCGGCATCTCACTAGCTACTGATTACTACTACATCCCAGTGACCACGGGAACGGGTAAACTGGCTACGTCATACGCCAACGCAGTAGCGGGAACGGCGGTGAATATCACGGACGCTGGAACGGGAACGCATACAGGGACTTGGCTGCTTCCTCGATACACCAATGGGGCTGGCGTGCAAGCAATATTCTTTAACTCGAACGCCACAGCACTAGGAGCAGCAACGCCTAACTTATCGCTTGGGTACACAAACTCTTCACAGGCAACGTCAAGGGCAACGCCTACTGTGCTTCCTGTTGGTAAAACAGCAGCATCTAATTCGCTTATCATCTATACAGGAGCGACGGGTGCTGGTAAGTACAATTACACCGTCCCGCTACAGGCTGGTGATGCTGGGATAGCTGAAGTAAACACTATTCAAAACTCAACCTCTTACGTATCGGGTGAATACTCAGTGGCGATGGTAAAGGAAATAGCACGCTTCCCGCTATCGACGTTAGGGCTAGCTGCTGAGAGAAACTTAGTGTTCGAGTATCCGTCACTCCCTAGAATCTATGACGGTGCTGCGCTGTATTGGTTGTTTGGTTCGGGTGTAGCTACACCAGCTAACTCGGCTTTCTCAGGCGATCTAAATTTTGCGTGGGGATAAGATGCTACTAGGTAACTACAACCAGTGGAACGCTAACGTGGGGCGAGAGTTCGCAGGCGTTACTAACCGTGTGTTCAAGGGCAGTACTTGCCTTTCACTATTCGCGCCGGATATTGCTAATGCTGAAATATCCAAAGCGGCTACACCTAACGGTTACTATCCGCCGTATTCTCTAGTGATGCCGATGGTAGCAGGTGGACTTGCTGCGACTGCCACTGCATCGGGTGCATTCACGGCATCTATCGCAGGTGGGCGTAATGCTGAGGCTGTTATCGAATGCACGGCAGCACTTACTGCAACAATGCAGCTTGTAGTGTCCGCTATTGCCACTATAAACGCATCAGGTGCGCTTACAGGCACGTTGTCAGGTAAAGGGAATATGTCAGCCGCATTCACGGGCGGGGCAACGCTTACAGCGTCATTAAAAGCAATTGCTAACGCAGTGGCTAACATCACAGCAGGCGGCACGATCACGGGAACGCCTACTGCGATCGGCTCGATGGAAGCGACTATTACCAGTGAGACTGAACTATCACCATCAGCCCTAGCCGCATCTCTATGGAACTCGCTAGCCGCAAGCTACAACGAAGCGGGCACAATGGGCGCGAAACTAAACGCGGCTGGTTCAGGTGGTGTTGATTACGATGCACTGAAACAAGCTGTTTGGGAGCATACGGTAGAGGGTTCGCTATCGGCTGAAGAGATAATAAGGATAGTTCTATCAGCCATCAGCGGCGAGACTCAGGGAATCGGCACAAGCACAGAAAAATATAAATCTTTGGACGGTTCAATTGATAGAATAGAAGCAACGTTTGATGCTGAAGGAAATAGGTTGACGGTCGATTTGGATGGCACTGCTTAGAGGAAAACTATTTGCTGGGGCACTATTCGCAGGGGCGTTATTCGGCTCTGTAGAAGAGACTACTGCGCCCCAGATGAGCGGTGGATACTACCGTCAAATATTTGACGATGTACGCATAAAGGGCAGCGAGTCACGCGGATTCACTGCTAAGAAGCTCTATACCAGCAATGGCTACAGATTAGAGTTTGAATCAACTAAGGGCGTAGCTTATGGCGGCACTTTAGATGTCACGCTATCCGATGACATTGCTCTAACAGGTCAGTCAGGGGAATCAGTAGTAACTAATCCTGATGTTTCTGTAAAGATAGCGACAAAGCTATCAGGAGCGTCAGGCACAGCGGTATCAGGACAGGTTAGCACATCTATTTCGATAGAGGATGTACTAACAGGGCAATCAGGCGTCACGCTAACAACGGGCGCTGATTCGGTCGAGACTTACCCTGAGCCGATAACCGAAGCCGTTTGGGTTACAGGCACGCAATGGAAAGGCGAAACATCGTTAATGTTCGTCGGGCATACGGTAGCAACGCCACAGCCCAAGTTAGTGCCTACTAAATTCAGAGCCAGCGATTACAGCAAGGCTAGAGAAGCAGCAATAAGGATTGACCCGCTATTGTGGGCATTGATGGAAGCAGAGGAGTAGCGAGATGATTAGGGTAAATAAATTGTTCACGGTGTATCACGTAGGCGATGGTTCAGGCTGGTTTCGCCTCTTTGGTGCTGGCATAGCTTGGAAAGATACCACTCGTTGGGCGTTGTCATTCAGCGAGCGTAACGGCTACGTCAAAATGATTCGCTTAGGGAAATGGATGTTGAGGTATTTACCTAGAAGCTAATGGAGTTCGATAAAACAACCCGCACTTATATGCATAACGGCAAACCCGTTAGCCGTAGAGAGTTGCGTAAGGTTCTCGAAAAACTTCTTGATGCTACTAAAACCAAGACTGGCAAGATCGCGGCAAAACTAGATAAAGGGCTTATCAGCAATGTCGAGTTTGAAATAGAAATGAGAGAAGCCCTAAAGTCCGCTCATATCGTAGCCGCAACAATAGGACGCGGTGGACGTAAGGCAATGACTGCTAAGGATTGGGAGCGGGTAGGTGCAAAGATAGAATGGCAGAACGGCTACTTAGCTAAGTTCGCTAAAAAGCTAGGTAAAGGGATTCTCAGCAAAGCGGCAACGGAATCAAGAGCTAAAGCGTATGTATCGGCAGTGTATGTCAGTTACGCTGATTCTGTGAAAGAGGTAAGGGAAGAGTGGAAAGAACTAACTGGTAAAGAGCCAATGGTTAGGCTGGTTCAGAGCTCGAAAGAAGGCTGTGAAGAGTGCAATTCCGATGCGGCTGAGGGCTGGATGCCGGAAAGCGAAATGGCTCCGCTCTTCAGTAGAATTTGCGGGGACTTCTGCCTTTGCGAAATCGAATGGGACGATGATGACGGCAGTAGCCCTGACTTCACAGAGGCGGCAGTTAATTTAGTGTTTGGGGTGAGTGAATGAACTTTTGGAAATCAAGCGTAGAGTCAATGTCTGTCAACGGTACGCCGTATAAAAAAGTGGACGGTCAATGGGAAGTGGATCACGAAGCCAGTGCTAGGCAGCGCGAACGTGAACAGAAAGAGAACCAAAGTAAAGATGACTTAGTGTGGGCATTGCGAACACGCCCTTTAAGCGTTGAAGAAATGGAGCGGGTGCGAAAGTTAGGAACTGATCTATTTTTGAGATTCAGAGGCGGGATGTCCGGCGGTTATAGCACTGAAGAATTAGAGAAGCGATTCAATGACATCCTTTTACATCAAATGCAGATTCAGGAATTAGCAAACAGGAAATGAGCGTACAAACCCTAATCACAAACTACGAGGCGCACCTAGAGGCGAACTGGACGCGGGAGGGCGAGCGGAAGCCGTTACGCGAGGGGCAGTTGTTTCAAGCATTGCCTCACACTTGGATGCAAGACCGATTGACGGCTGACAACATCGAAGAGACTTACAGCAAGCCATTACCTAGCTAAGGAATGTTCTGTGTGTGCGATGCGAACAGACACGGCCGCGTTTATGTCTGATGGGCGATATATCTGTGAACAATGCTTCAGGATGGCTCGACAATAATATGCCACTAAATACCAACTACAAAAACAAATAGCAGTAGAAACGGCAACAGTAAAAGCCGCACAGAAGCCTAGCAGGGAAAGTACGTGGACGTTTCGGTATCGAGGGCAGGATGTGCAGACAACGGTGCGGCTGGATGGTAGGAACAGCACTCAGCACGTGGCTATAATAAGGGGAAGTAATGACAGCAGATGACGTAATGTTTAACGAGACTACCTGCGCTAATTGTACTATGCAAAATGTTCTTGTGATGCACGTTGCTACGATGCCGCATACGTGGGAATCGGGAATGTGGCTATGTGAAGAATGTATTATTGCACTCTTTTTGGAGCAGAATCTAAAACCATAAATGAACCCAACCATAGGCAAAATAGAACAGCTTACGACCACGCCGACGCAGAACATCGGCAAGCGATCCGTGCAAATTGTTAAGTCCGATGATATGGACTACCAACAGCGCCGGGCAGAGATAAATTTGCTCAAGATACTGATGCGAAAACATAAGTCAGTAGCTAAAGAATGGCTAGATGTATGCCTAGCAAAATAAAGTTTGCACAAATCTAATATTTGTGATTAACTCTCATTAGGTGAGCTAATCACCGCAAAATTTAAGACCTATTTACGGTTCTCACTCTTCGGAGTCCCAGCCGACATTGCTTAACAGCGGGTCGGTTTTTTGCTTTTAAACTTCCCCGCGAATCCCGTGGATCGCATCACCTCAACTGCTCCGTGAGCAAGGACACATTATGAAACTTTCGGCTGTGCTGAATGACGCTGCTTATCAAGCGGCAGACGATTCTTTGAAAACTTTCTACGTGCAAAACACCGAGACGAAAGACTGGTGGCTCGACGTAGACGAACCGGGGAAGCTCGATGTTAGCGGCTCTAAGACGCTGCAAAACAAGAAAGACGAGCTAAAGCGTGTTCACGATGACAAAAAGGCGGTTACTGACGAACTGGCGGGCTATAAAGCCCTCGGAAAGTCCGCAGAAGAGCTAAAGGCGGCACTAGAGGCTAATCAGCCCGAAAACGTCACAAAACTCATTGCTGACCACCAAGCAGAACTGAAAACTTTGCGTGAGTCTTACGAGCAGCCGCTTGCTGTGCTGAAAACGGAGAATGAAACGCTTAAAGCCGATCAGGAACGAGTGGCAGTAGCGGCAACAGTTCAAAAGCTATGCAGAGAGTTCGACCTCGATAGCGAATACGCCGAATTTGTCTTGCCTAACTACCTCAAGGCAGTACGCAGTGAGGATAGCTTGACGGTAAAGGTTTTTGAAAACGGTACGGAAGCGATGATTGCGGGGCAGCCTAAATCCTTTGAGCAATTAGTTCGGGGATTCAGGGAGGAAAAGAAGCATTCAAAGATGTTCAATGTCGGAACAGCAGACGGCCCCGGCAACCTTAATAGAACGACTAATACAGGACTTAACAAACAACTGGAAGGACTCTCAGCAGTTGAACGGTTAAAAGTAGCCCGCCAAAACGGAGCTACTACCTAAAGCAAGCCAAAACGTCCGACCCCAAGGAGATATAAAACACTATGGCACTCACACTAGTAGAAGCCGCGAAACGCTATCAGAATCCGGTTCAGTCCGCGATTGTGGAAATGTTCCCGACTTACTCGGACGTTTTGCAGTTCCTTCCATTCAACAGCATTCAGGGTTCAGCTATGCGGTACAACCGCGAAGAGACGCTTCCGGGCGTTGGCTTCCGTGGTGTAAACGAAAGCTACACCGAAAGCACGGGCGTTCTTAATCCAGTCACCGAGCCGCTGGTTATCGGCGGTGGTGATCTTGATGTAGACGCTTTTATCCTTCGCACACAGGGCGCAGACCAGCGAAGCGTTCAGGAAGCAATGAAGGTCAAGGCTCTTGCACTTCGTTGGACTGAAACCTTTATCAAAGGCGATAACGCAACTGAGCCGCGTGAGTTTGACGGCTTGCAGACCCGCCTTACTGGTTCGCAGGTCATCTCGGCAGGCTCGACCTCTGGCGGTGCGGCTCTCTCGCTTGCAAAGCTGGATGAGCTTATCGACACGGTAGATTCTCCCACGCACCTCATTATGAATAAGGCAATGCGCCGCAGACTTAGCGCCGCAGCCCGTTCAAGTTCGGTGGGTGGATACATCACCTACACGCCGGATGCTTTCGGTCGAAGAATTATGCAGTACAACGACTTGCCTATCCTCATTGCGGATCAGGACGAGACGGGAACTGACATCCTCGGCTTTACCGAAGCTGCTTCATCGGGTTCATCCACCGCTACTTCCATCTACTGCGTATCGTTCACGGAAGGAATGATGACGGGCATCCAGTCGGGTGAGCCAATGGTCAAGGACTTGGGCGAACTCGAAACCAAGCCTGTATTTCGTACCCGCGTTGAATGGGATTGCGGTATCGCTATTTTCCACGCGAAAGCCGCCGCACGTCTCAGACATATCGGTGATTTGGCAGTAACCGCGTAACGGACGCATAAGGAGAATATATTATGAGCTACACATCAGCAAAATCGCGTCCGACTTACACGTTTGACGCACTACTCGAATTTAAGGATGCGGGACTAGTTGCATCATCGGCAGCCGCCACGGTCGATTCAGCCGCTAAGGTTGTGGACTTGGGAACGGGCTTTTTCAAGGCAGACCTTGTTATTGACGTAACCGCTATTGAAGTCGCTTCAGCTGACGAAAGTTACAAGATTGCAGTTGAACTTTCTGACGCTTCAGGCTTTTCATCGGGCACGGAATGGGAGCGTTGTGCCATTGTTCTGGGCGATGCGTCTATCAACGGCGGCGATACGGACAACACGACAGGGCGCTACATTCTGTCATTCGATAACCGTATGGCAGACGGCACGACCTACCGCTATGCCCGCGTCTATACGACCGTGGCTGGGACTATCGCAACAGGCATTAACTATACGGCATTCGCCGCGCCTGTTCAGTAATGCGTAGGCGGTGAAAGCCCGCCTAAATTTTATGGCAGAAAAAGTCACGGTCTGGGATGCGGAGGGTATTAAGCGTACCGTCCGCTCCATTGATGCACAAGAGATCATCGCAGGTGGCGGTAGTGCTACCGATCCTAATGCGGTAGTTGAGGAAGTCACCTACACCGAAGCAGAAGCTATTGAGCAGAACAATGGTGTAGATGAATCGACGGAAGCTAAAGGTAAGAAGAAAGCTAAATAATGGCGCTGACTGAGACGCAGATAGTAAAGATAGGGAAGATTCTCAGAGTTGACCCTGACTTAATCACCTTGCACCTCGAAAGCGGGGCGGTGGAGATAACTGCTGTCAAACAGACTGCCATTGAAGCTGAAATTACCGCGTGGGATGCAGGGCCGGGAACGGTGACTGAGTGGGCGAAACTTCATCCGAAGGAGGCCAACAAGGGCGTTGAGACTGACCCTGATAAAGACGCTAATACGATCCGCGAAACGATAGCACTGTATCTCGGACGAACTGACTGGGCGAGTGCCGCAAGTGCTTACGAATTTGAAATGGTGAGGGGTTGATATGTCGGCTCACAATGCACTTAGAAAAGGGCTGGGAGTCGCTTACAACGTGTTATCGAGGCAGTTCCTACCCGATGCCGTCATTACCCTGCTAAAAACGTCTCAGACGTATGGTGAGTACGACGATGTACTAACGATCACCAGCAAACGGTTCTTTGAATACTCGAACTTTCGGCAGAACTTCTTACTTGAGATAGCTGATACAAGTGACGAGCTAACGGAAGCAATGAGGCAAGCGACCCACGTTCGCGTCGGTGAAGAGGTTTATGCGATCAATCCCGCTGACCCGACACCGCCACAGGGAACGGATGTTACTTGGAAAATCTTTTGCGAACGCGATCTAGGCAACAAGGGACGCTTTAACAGGACGCTATGAACCTAGAGCTAAAAGTCGAAGGCACAAAAGAACTCATAGCCGCCTTTGAAAAGGTTCAGGACGGCGTAGCAGACCTTAGAAAGAATGCTATCTGGTTCAAAGTCCAGCAAGCGGCTTATAAGGAAATAAAAGCACAGTTCGCGGGTGAAGGGATCGGGCCGTCAGGGAAGTGGAAAGAACTGAGCAGCCCGTACAAAGAGTACAAAGCAAAGAAATACGGCAACGTGCCTATCTTGCAAGCCTCAGGAAGATTGTGGAAGTCACTGACCAGGGATAACGGTGACGCAGTAGTTGATAAACAGCCTTTGGAGATGACTTTAGGGACTACCGTTCCATACGCGGGTTATCACCAAAAAGGAACTAAGAAGATGCCAGCGCGTCCGTTCTATGACTTCAATCAGGAACAAAAGGAACGGATAGCCAAGCCCATAGTGGACGGGCTGAAGCAGTTGATAGCTAACGCGAGATTGAAGGGATGACATTTAAGGTAACAACGCCAAGTGCTATCCCGGTCAATATCTTGACATTTATTACGACCGAAGCTGACCAAGTGGAGGCACTGACAAAGTTCGGCGGCAGCGGTTTGAGATTGCTGAAAACACCGTCACAAACGGTAGCAAATAGAGCGATCCCTGTTTACCCAAGCATCGCATTTTCCGATGAAGATGATGCGACCGACTACACAGGCGACATTGCTCCCTCGGTATACACAACGGCTTTTGAGGGCAATGTCCAAAGCTCTGATCCTGATACGGCAATAGCTGAAGCGAGAATTTACTTAGCAGCGGTGAAGTGGATGGCTATCAATTGCGACACGATGCTAACCAATACGGGGATGACATCCGCAGCATTGCAAACACTAGAGGGGAAAATGCTTCCCATCAAAAGCAACGAGCAGCAGAATGATTTCCTTCAACAATTCCAAGTGCAAGTCACTTGGCTACTAACAGCGGGAGCATACGAATGAAAACAGTAACAGTAGAAGCCCTGGAACAAGCCGGATACAAGGACTGTGAGGCACTTTTTACAAAAGTAGCACTAGCAGGTGGTTTCGGTGACGTTAAGCCCTCACACGGCGGCGGATTGGACATAGAGGGCATTGCAGACGCAGAAGCAAAGAAGGCAGTAGCCGAATTGCTCAAGAAAGAGGGGAATAAGCCAAATGTTAGCACCAACGCTGGATAACGTTAATTTCAGAGTCCTGCTGGCGCAGCACGGCGGCGATGTTACACGCGCCAAGAAAGCGTGGGCACGTATTCTCCAGCTAGGGCGATTCGGTGACGTTCCGCATACCTACGAAGGCGGGCTAGATGTTCACGGTATGCGCGTAATGCTCGATGAACAGAAGCAGAACCAAAAGCAGGCTATCACGCTAAATGTAGGCTTCTCATTCGACGGACGCAAAAAGAGCGTTGAACAAGAGAACGTGTTAGCACCTGAAGCGCCTACCGATCTTGAGGACAGGATAAAGAGAATTGAGGACATCGCATCAGGTGATGATCCAGACAAGAAGTTTTTTGACTAAAAGGAGACTCCCAAATGAGCGCAGTAGCGGATAGCTGGAAAACAGCAAACATTGCACAAGGTTACGGACGTTTATATCGTTCTGTAGCCGTTCCATCAGCAGGTGCTAGGCCCACAGTAGCATCAGGCATCCTCGACAGCGGCGTTGCCGTACATATGGGCGCTACCACGGGCGGCTCTAAGCTGATGGCCAAATCATCGCTTACCAAGCATTACGTGGATGAGTTCCGCGCTCCTATCGTCACCAGTGTTGACACTATCGAAATGGGTATTTCGGCAGAGCTTGTCGGTGTGACCGATATGCAGCTTGCCGCTTATCTGATGCCGGGTGTTGGTACGCGGGCGACTTCGACGGGCTACGACTATGTAACGGTTGGCTCGAAGGCAATTGCCTACGACTGCGTATGCCTTACCTACTCGCTTATCGAGGACACTGCTTACTCAGGCTGGTTTATGCTCTACAACGCTCTGAACGATAGCGGCGTTGAGTGGGCGCAGACTCGTAAAGAACTTGGCAAAACGCCTGTCAATTTCGTGGGCTATGAACTGACTAGCCGTGCGACGACCGACACCTTGGGCCAGTTTGGAAAAACTATCGCGTAATTTCCTTCGCTACCGAAGGACTAGCTAGGGCGGTGCGTTGCCTCCTCTCTCCGCATCGCTCTAGCGAAATATAAGAGGAAAATATGAGTGAAATGACAGCGGCGGAGCGCATCCGCAAATCCATCGAAGCCCGCAACGAACGGGTCATAGTCGATGTTACCGTTCCCAGCGGCGATGTTTACCAGTTTGAAAAACCTTCCAAACTTTCAATGCTCTTTGGTCTAGGTGAACTGCCTCAGTTTGCCGCATCTGAAGCCGTTGGCAAGTGGACGGAAGACGGAATTATAAAAAGCATAGAAGAGGGCGATACCGATGTTATTAAGATCGCTCAAACCGCTTTTACTATTCGCGATAAAGTCCTTGCTCTTTCTTATTCGCCCAAACTCGTTATCGGCAAAGCAGACGAATCTAAGGATGAGCTTTCCACAGATTTAATACCCGATGAGGATTTGACGTACTTATTCCGCTGGGTGCAGGCAGGGGGTGACGTGAGCTTGATGCTCAATACCTTTCCTGAACAACCACAGCAACACGCTTTGGCTAGCGCTAGCCGCAAGGGACGCGGGGCAAAGACCAAGTGAGTTAGCCGGATTGGAAAACGATCTAGGCGCATTAGATTTCGATTTAGCTTGTACGTATCGGCTTTATATCCACGATGTGCAAGAGGCAGAAACGCAAGCTAAACGGATCGCTTACGAGGTAAGCAAAATGTTTGGGGACGGAGAACGCTCTAGTTAGGTTTATTAGCTACTTCGTACATTTGTCGCATAGCGGTAATAGTCTCTTCTCTGATTTCGCCCTCAAACAAAGCTAGTTGAAGCTCAACCTTTTTGCTCTTTGTAATTCGCTCGAATTGATCCCAGCGCAATTCAAATATAGGGCGTTCCGTTAGCTGGGTGCTTTTAATTTCCATCAGGAAATTGCCAGTAAGGATTCTCAAGGTCGGGTCTGTGTAGAGTGTCGAGCGGGATGGAGAGAATGATAAAGCGTAATGCGGCTTTCCCTTATCGGGAACAACGATATGGACGCTCATTCTCATTTGAACGCCTTTTATATCATCAGCCCGTAATTCAGCATCAAGACGAAATCGAGTTTCTAGCTGGAACTTATCGTATTTGACCTCATATTTCGGGGCGGGGGCTTCAACAATATCCACGGCTTGAGCAAAGCACGGTACGGAAAACAAGAGACATAAAATCAACGCTTTCATAACACGCATATTGACCGAATTTCTCACAAAAGTAAATGGCAATCTCTGATTCAGCAGGCGTTCTGTTCCGTATTAAGGCGGATGCAGACCAAGCAAAACGCGAAATAGCCGAAGTAAAAGGCGGGCTAGGCGGGCTTGATAATGCCGCTGTCGGTGCAAGTGGTGGGATTGCTTCAATGGTCAACCCCGTTACGCTGGTGACTGTGGGCATTGCTGCTATGGCTGCTGCATCTTTGGCAGGCGTTAAAGCTCTATACAGTCTTACAGAATCAGCGGCAAAATTCGGCGGAGAAATCTATGATGCTCAGGTTAAGACGGGATTAACTGCCGCAACATTAAGTACTCTCAAACTCAATGCTGATAACGCAGGGTCTAGCTTCGAGCAGATCACAGGAAGCGTTGTGAAGTTCTCGCAATTGCTGGGACAGGCAAAACAAGGGAACGAGAAAGCGATAGAAACGCTGACCAAGTACGGTGTTACCGCAACGACCACAGACGGAGCGTTGCAGCAGGCTATTGCGTCTATCGCCAAGATGGAGGATGCCGACCAGCGAGCGGCAGCGGCTAAAGAGCTATTCAGAGACAAAGCGGCGGATTTATTGCCCGTCATTGACCAAATGTCCGGCGATTTGAAAGCAGCTACTAAAGAAGCTGAACGGCTTGGCATTCAGGTATCAGAAAAGAACATCAGGGCAGCAGATGCATTCGGTGACCAAATGGGCGTGCTAAATGCTCAGTTAGCCGCTGCTGGGCGAACTATCGGCTTTGCCTTGATGCCTGAACTTACAAAGATGGCTAATTATCTGAGTGAGTTCTTAGCAAGAAACCAAGCACAGATTGCAAACGTGGGCGACCGCATAGCTACTGTATTTTCTAGGATGATAGGCGGATTCAACGCCATCAAGAATTGGGTAGAAAACAATCAAGGCGTTATCCGTGTCGCATTAGCCCTATTGACGGCTGGCGGTTCAGAGCTTGCCATTGCAGGAACAAAAGCAATGGTGGGGCTGGTGGATAGAATGTCATCAGGTCGGAACGTTGCTCCTCAATCGCAAGAGTATGCCGGACAATCTACGGCGGGATATACGGTCAAGGATGACCCTGAAGCCCTTAAAGCGGCAGCAGATAAACGGAAGGCTGAAAGACAGGCGGAACGTGACCGCGAACTAAACGCCTTACAAGACAATATCAAGCTACGCATTAAGGCGGAAACTGACCAATTCGACAAGATACAAGACGAATGGGAAACGGCTTTTATCGAGAAGCGGGAAACTGAGGAAACTTGGCGCGCGGAATCAGAAAAGAACTTTGCTATTTACACGGCAAAGGTCAAAAAGATGCTGCTGGATGCGTTCAAATTAGACGCTATCGGTAAAACGCCCACGGAAATAGAGAATCTACGGCTTGGCAAGGATAGTGCTAATAATTCGGTTGACAAGTACATCGTTAAATCCCGTGAGGATCGCGAGAAAACTATCACGGGCGTTATCAAAGAAGAAATAAAGGAACGCGAAAAAGACGATAAGGACTGGTGGGCATATCTCAAAGAAAGCCAAGACGTACAAGGTGATGAATATTTAGCTCAAGTTAAAGCGTGGGCAGATCAGGTAACAAAAGATATGGCGATGCTGGCTTTGTTGCCAAGCGTTCCATTGGACGTTCCTACTTTATCCACTGAAGGTTCTGGACAGAAAGCCGGACTTTTCGACAGCTTCAAGAACTCTTGGCTAGAGTTCTTTGACCTTGTAAGCGGCACTGCTCCTACTCTTGGCTCAATGCTGGGCGACATCGCGGGAATGCTGCAAGATGCATTCTCAGGCTTTGCTAACGCTCTAGGTTCGGTAGTCGAGAACTTTGTCCTGATGGGCACGACTGGCCCTGCTTTTATTAAGAAAATCCTTGCTGCATCTCTAGCATCTATCGCGGCTGAATCGGCTGTTAGAGCGATCTTTGAGCTTGCAAAAGGCTTTGCTTCATTGTTTTTTAATCCGGCTGAAGCGGCGGCACACTTCCAAGCGGCGGCACTGTTTGGCTCTATCGCTGTCGGTTCAGGACTGGCAGGGCGCGCCATTGCGGGTGATTCATTTGCACAGCAAACAGGCGGCTCTTCATCGGCTGGCAATTCGCCATCTCAGAGCAACAGCTTCACATCAGGACAATTCGGCGGCTTCGGCGACAAGATGACAGCGGCAGCAGATGCGTTCGGTGAGGCAGCGGCTACTTTAGTAGGGCACGTTAAAGGATACAAGCCCGGCGATGTGCTAGGGATGGCTGTTGAACAGAATCCTAACGCAATATCTGACACGTTCGTTAAAGGGCTGGAGAATAACCACCGATTAACAGGCGCGGTTAAACGAGCGGTAGGAGATGCAAGGTAATGCCTACAACGGTGACCGACAGCGGCGGGAATGTAAGACATCTCTGGCAGCTGCCTGACTTGACAACGCCTGAGCCTGAAGATGAGACGGAATACTCAAGTATTAGCGTTCCTTTAACAGATGGCTATAGATGCTCGATACAAACAGGCTTCGATGCTGGAACTAAACGATGGAAATTACAAGCGCCTACGTTAGCTCACTACGAAGTTTTGCCAGTGCTGGTCACGGACGTGAACGGGGCACAAGTTTCAAGGCTTGATTATGTTTGGTCATTGTTTGAGTACACGCAAAAGACGGGCGAACCATTTGTTTATACCGATCAGGCAAGCGGTGAGCAGTACTTTGCAGAGTTTGCCGATGAAGGGCTAACAATGACGCGAATGAAGGTAAAGATATTCGGCGCAGGGCTGAATTTTAGGCAAGTAAGACTTGCAGGGCTTTATATACCATAAATGGCAACAGTAACTTCACCATCAGGAAATTCCTTTCATCTGTGGGGCTTGCCGGACTTATCCGCGCCCGAACCATCGGTGACTAAAACACTGACACGGCTTAAAAACGAGATGTGTCAGGGTTATTCGTCATCGAGATTGTTAGGAATGAAGTCAGGGCTGAGAACTTGGGAATTGAATTGTCCGACACTCGCCGGAACAGGGCTAACGGCAACGGTTACCGATCCGTTAGGCGCTTCCGTATCGAGGGTGCAGTATGTCAGAAACGTAGTTAAATACAATCAAGGTACGGGCATTCCTTTTGTCTATCAACCTAACGGTAACGGTCAATATTATTTAGTAGATGTAGTAAACACGCCTAGCTTTCAAAAGAAAAAAGGCGTTGAGATTTACAGCACTACCCTAACTCTTCAGCAACGGCGCATTAAAAAC